GAAATTGGCGGAGATGATATTAAAGGTCTTGATGTCCTTAAATTTCTCATGAAGAAAGCTATTCATGATGAAGACTTTGAGTTAGCAGGGCAGTACGCTGAAAAGATTGCCCAGTATGAAACTCCAAAGCTAGCTTCTCAACAAGTTACACAAACTAATATTGATCTCAAAGATCTGTCTGATGAAGAATTCCAGGCAGAATTGAAGAGGCTAGAACAAGAAAACTCCAAGAATAATTCGGAGTAATTAGATTTCTACTATGTCCTCACCTGCGTCCGGCAGGGGTAGAGAACCGGACAACTTTAAATAGATAGATAGGTAGATAGTATGTCTCGATTTATGCAAGTCCCACAAGAGACTCCAAAAACGACTAAAGAGAAACCTAGGGAACTCCCTAAGGTAGGATCTTATTCTTCGGAAAATCTTGGTGAGGCTAAAAAGATTCCAACTAAAGAGGGTTATAAATAATGGCCTCTTATTATGGTTATAAACAAAAAGTTACTGATGATCAGTTAGTTAATCTAATTGAATCAGGAGTACAAAATTCTATTGGTGATTGGCTAAACTCTTCAGATTTAACATATGAACGACTTAAGTCTACATATGAATATGCTGGAGTTTCAGCGGGTCACTTAGCACCTCAAGGTGTATCTAGTATTGTAGATACATCTACTACCGAGACAGTAGAAGCGTATGCCGCTATTCTATCTGATTTATTTTTAAACAACCAACGTTTAGCTAGATTTGTACCTTACAATGATACTCCGGGTGCTTTTAAAACAGCCAAGGATGCTTCTTTACTAGTTAACTATTGTTTGTTTAAACAAAACAATGGATGGGAAATTCTTGAAGCATGGATGAAATGTGCCTTGCTTTGGAAGAATGGTATTATCCGTTGGGATTATGTCGAAGACTATGAATATGTTTTCGAAGAGTATGAAAAAATTACTCAAACAAGATTAGACGAATTATTGTCTGAAGATAATATTGAAATTGTTGGTGAACTTAATTTTGAAAATGAAATTTCCTTAGAAGGAAATACAGAGTTTGTTTATGTAGATGTACGTCTACGCCGTAAGGTAAACAAATCAAAAGTTAAGTTAGATCTTATTCCACCAGAAAACTTCCGTATTTCCCGTGATGCTACTTCTATTGATCACGCAGAGTTTGTAGGTATTCAAACCTCTTTTACTCGAAGTGAAGTACGTAAGATGTGGCCAGAAATCTCTGAAACATTATCAGAAGATGACTGGAATGAAATTGGAACTAATCAGTATTGGAGTGGTAACACACGTTATAGTGAAGATGTTGCTGCTCGAAAGCTTGTTACAGGTCAAGAGTATTGGCAGGGTTCTGCCTCTCATGACGTGACACCGCTTGAGGCGAACCGTGAAGTTACGGTAACCGAGTGTTGGATGAAAGTCGATAGAGACGGGGATGGTATTGCTGAGCTGAAGCGATTTATTCTGGCAGGGACTCGTATCCTGTTAGAAGAAGATGTTGATATGATACCGCTTGCTTCATTGTCTCCCATCAATATTCCGTTCGAGTTTTACGGCTTATCCATCGCTGATTTTACGCGTTCGTCCACCCTAGCATCTACTGCAATTCTGCGGGGATTTGTTGAGAATACTTATTTAACTAACTATTCTCCAAAGCTTGCAGATCCAAATGTAGTAGACTTTAGTGCGCTTCAAAATATGAAGCCTAAGCAGATTATCCCTACTAACGGTAATCCTGCTGCTGCAGTATCTGCCATGGTCCCAGAGGCTATGAGTACTGGTACTGTTCCTTTGCTTCAACACTTACAGGTAATTAAAGAACAAGCTACAGGTATGTCTAAGGCTGCTCAAGGTCTTAACGATACTCTTTATGTTTCTGGTAATTCAGAACAGAAGTTAGCGGCTGTACAGTCGGCTTCACAAAAGCGTATTCAACAAATTGCCCGTAGATTTTCTGAGACTGGATTTAAACGTCTATGTCTTGGTATTTACCAAACTATGCGTAAGTGTATGACTCAAAAAGTAACTTGTAATGTTGCTGGAAAGTTTGCAGATATTAATCCATCAGAACTTCCTTATACATTAGAGTGCGAAATCTTTGTTGATATCGGTGAAAACTCTAACTTGAATAAGATTCAGAAGTTAAAATCTCTTGGACAAGAAGTAATACCTGCATTGCAACAGCAAGGTGCTCAGATGGTTGTTAAACCAGAAACGCCTGCTGTATTAGCAAATCAATTAGTAGAAGCCATGGGCTTAGATGCTAATGATTTCTTCCAAGATTACACTACAGATGACTTTAAGCAAAAGGCTGCTAAGGCACTTGAACAACGTGCTAAAGAAGCAGAACAGGCTAAACAACTTGAACTTGCTAAAGCTCAGGCAGACGTACAGTTACAACAAGCAAATGTCGGCTATACTCAAGCACAAGCTAAAAATACTACTGATGATAATTCTCGACAAATGGCTATTGCTATTGATCGACATTATCAAGAATGGGCAGATATGGCTATTAAAGCAGTTAAGGAAGGAGCAGAAATTCCTCCTCATCCAGACTTTAATGAAGTAATTGCCATGACACAACAAATCATGACTCAAGGACAATAATGGAAAAATACCGTAAGGCAGGCGAGAAGAGCCTGGGTAACAAAGTTCATCCAGATATGATCGCTAAAGAAGCTCTTGTTAAATCAGAGTTTGCCTCTAAAGAAAGGCAAGACTTCTTTGACGATGCGTATGGAGAACTCTTAGTAACATATTTTATGCACTGGCTTAAGACCGATCCACATGAAACAAAGACAAGAGAATTTATTTATAACTCTGCTTTAGCATTAGGGGATGTACGGACTAAACTAGTAGAATATGAAATGCTAGGTAAGAATATTAAGTTTATGGAGGACAACAATGCGTGACATTGATTATAAAAAATTATCAGAAAATTTAGATACAATGATTAATCTCTTGGAATACGATGCAATGCGTAGTCCGGGGAAAGCAAAAGTAAATGCAGATACTTTAGTGAGATTATTTTCACTAAAGGATAGGTATGCTGAAGCAATTAAACCACCAGTACCTCAAGCTGCTCCTGTAGAGGAAGCACCTAAGAAGACTGTTGGTCGCCCAGCAAAATCAAATAACTGAGGACAATAAATTATGGCTACTGCAAAAGAATCTCTACCCACGGATGACATTCCTGCTGAAGCAAACAATGGCCCAACAGAACAAGAACTCTTGGATGCCGTTCTTCAACAATCACAATTTATTGAAGAATCGCTACCCGATGAAGAGATCCCTGAAGTTGGCCCGTCTGAATCAGATGAAGAAGACCCAGAAGAATCTGATGAAGTCGTTAATGGAGATGAAGAAGAATCTGAATACGAAGATGAAGAAACAGAAGATGAGGATGCTACGGCTACCCAAGACGCTACTGTTTATGATTTAGAAGATTTAGACTTAGATGCACAGGTTATCGTCAAGATTGACGGGGAAGAAGTACCTGTATCTTTTAGTGATCTTATTAAAGGTTACTCTACTGAACAATCTCTTTCTAACAAGGGTCGTGAGTTAGGTGAAGCACGTAAGGAACTAGAAGCAGAACGAGAAGCACAATTAGCTGAGATTAATAAAATTGGTCAGGCTAGTGCAGCAGTTTTACTTTCTGAAGAACAACAATTCGCTAAACAGTATCATGATATCGAAGCAAAAATTAATGAAGCTCGAACTAATGGTGATACATACGAATTGTCTGAACTCAAAGATCAGCGAGAGCAAGCTCAGCAAAATTATTGGAATGCACGTAAAAAACGTGAAGGTATTATTTCTCAAATGGAAGAGCAACAAGGTGCTGTTTATGAACAACAGTGGAATGAAGCTTTAAATTATTTTAATACCAATATTAACGATTACGTACCAGGATTTAACGAAGAAGTAGCTGGAGAGATTCGTCAGTTCGCACTAGACGAAGGAATTCCAGAAGAGTTTATTGACACTGTTGTCGATC